TGTAGTGTCTAACCAGTAAGTACCATCTGCTGGGTTACCTGTTGGACGACCTGTCTGACCTACTAGACTTGCAAGGTCAATATCAGCACGTAATGTGTAAACTGTGTTAGTTACACCTAATGCTGAGTATGCCGCTAACAAGCCATATTCGTTTAATTCGTAACCCTGAATTGGTGTACCATCGCTAGTTGTATAGAAGAATGGATTACCATATAGTGTTACAAGGTCACGCTGGCTAGTAACTCTGTAGAGTTTACCTGCATTAGCGGCTGTTGTACCTGCTGCCACTCTAGTTGAAGTGGGGTCAGCCTTATTCTGTGCAGTCGCAAGCAGAATAAACGGAATTGAGTTTGTAGGCGCTGGAAGATATTGTGCTTCGTCAATAACTGTTACTTCTACGCCTGGAGATACTAGTGCCATATTTGTTTTCCTTTATGTAATATTGTGAGGTTTACCACCTAAGTTGTATCTTTATTTATGAAATTTTTCAAAAAAGTGCGGATAACCGAACCTTCGAAGGTGTTTTATAAATATTGTTATGCCACTGAAACGTCCCATCTGCAAGACTTGCAATAAGCACTATTGCGCCATTAATTATAAAAAGAATGGCGTGACACATTACCGTAGTATCTGCGACGGGTGTGGTAAAAAGAAGGCTAAGAAAAAGCCTAAAATCTTTAACTGGGAAAAAGCGGGATATAAGAAAAAGCCGCACTGTGATTTGTGCGGCTTTAAAAGTTTATATCCTAGTCAACTAACTGTCTTTCACATTGATGGCGATCTAAACAATGTAGCATTCAACAATTTAAGAACCATTTGCTTAAACTGCGTAGAAGTTGTCAAAAAGAAAGAAGTTACTTGGAAACGTGGAGACTTACAAGTTGATTACTGATTTAATCTGATTGTGTAATGCATCGATTGTCCCATTATTGTCAATATAATGATCATAATCCAGTCCAACACTGCTATATTCACTAGCATGGACTTCCATCTTATAAAGTCTATCCTTTGCTATTGCCCATCCTACATTCTTTGGACCACGATTAAACGCAACTGCATCATCGTACCACTCGGGTCGAGCACCTCGCTCTACCCTAAGAGTCATTCCACCGGCGTTTTTGATGGCAATAAGTTCATTCACGAAGCGACAATCAGTGATTACGATATCTTCTTGTGTTTTACGCAACTTGTTTTCTACGCTTGCTACCCAAATGTCGTTATGAAATCCATTACGACAAACTTCTGTACCCCATTGCTGTAGTACCCAGCGAGGGGTAAGATTGGGGATATCTAATCTATTTGCCCACCAAGTGTCAACTTGCTCACGCCATTCACGGCTAGCCTTAGTAGAACCCTCAAGTAGTTCTCTATCCCATCCAAATACTGCTGAAACTGCATCCTTTAATGTTCCGGCAAAACTCATACGTTTAAAGCCGTGAAATGTGCAGAGATAGTCTGCCGCAGTGTCCTTGCCACTGCCAATAAAACCAGTGATGCCTATGATCATGAAATCTCCTTAATAACTGTACTATACTAATTTATTAAGGAGTTGTCAAGTACTAATTTATCCTTGTACCCAAGTTAGTGGTTGTGAATAGTCAACGTAGTTCTTCAACTGTTCTAATAGTTCTTTTTGTGCCGCCGCAGATTCAGCCTTCATAGCAGTACCATTTAATGTTGTGCCACCGCTTGGACCTGCAATACTACCAAACTTTTCACGTGCTTCACCGATGATACCTTTAAGTACTGCAATGATGAAGTCTCCAATCCAAACACCAGCACCTGGGTCTTGAATTAAAATTGCTTCGGGGCGTTGAATATCTGCCCAAATTAGAATACGTTCGCCTGACCCTTTAAAGTCACGGGTAATGCGTAATACCTTAGTTACTGGATCAAAAGTATAAGTTAGATATCCACCAAACATACGTGCAGTCAATTCAACATAGCCTGCATAAAAGTCATATGTTGCTAGACCGCCAGTGTAGTTATAGTTTAATAGATATGTATTAAGAATAGCACTACTGAATGGATCAAAACTTGTTGAACTAGGACCTGTTTCTAGACCAACTGTACGTCTGAATAATGATCTTACATTGATGAATTCGCTAGGAAGAGTATAAGTATCAACGTTCTTTTCTACAGTCAATAATGTGTAGGATTCTTGCACAGCATTTTCTGCACGTTGACGATAGACCTTAATTGCATAGTTATATGCAGCCTCATAGTGCTGAGGATCTAATTCAAGATCAATGATATCACCACCCAAACGTAATCTGACATTCTCAAACAATCCTTGCTTGAGTTCTTCTAAGTTATAATTGGTTGGTGTTGATAAAATATTGGTCGCCATAGTCTATTCCTGTTTGTTGTATTTATCAGGAATAGACTGTGACTAACCAATTAAATATCGTTGATTACACGATTCTCTGAGTAATATGCATCAAACTTGCCGCCGGGGTAACGTGCCTCTAGTTTCTTTACATTTTCAGCAAGCACTTCGTTTGGATCAAGACCCAATGCGTTACATGCATTGACCCAGTACCACGCAATATCACCGAGTTCACGCTTCATATGAAAGATGTTTTCTTCATTGAGGGGTTTACCCTGAAAGAAAATCTTCTTTACGATTTCGTTAAATTCTCCACCTTCGCTTGCAAGGCCAATACCACTAGTAAGTAATAGTGGAATATTAACATTGCTATTGTTATGTAATTTACGTACATGCTCTACGAATTCTTCTGCATTCTTACTTTGCTCGGAGCATACTGTAAGAACGAATTCTGCGTATTTGTTTAAATCAATTTTTTCAGACATTTGGATCCTCTAGGTTATGTTGTTTAATGTGACTTAGTAAATGATCTGCGTACTTCCAATGTGGTTCTTCACCGTGATGGAAATACCTTGCCTTTAAATTCTTATATCCCATTGCGGCATATTTGTAATAGAAAGGCTCTTCGTTATTGTCAAAATCTAAGTAGCGTTTACCATCAATTTGATCAAGATAGAACTTTACATGATGGTTATTTTTTGTAAACTGATAAAGTGTGTTAACAAGTAGATAGGGAATTTTCTTTAGTTTGAACAAGTATTGCAGTTGTAATGCATAATTCGCACTTAAGATTTCCAAAAAGATTTCATCATTGATAATAAAATCTAGGTATCTGTCATAGATATCACGTTCATCAGGGTTACCGGGTTTGTTAGTATGTTGAATTTGTAGGAAGTCAACTGTCGTTTCACTTACCCAATCAGCATTTGGATTTTGCTCTCCATACCACGTTGGTCTATGGAAAGGTGCCTCCATACGTGAACTGTTTGCCCAACCCACTAGAACAAACAAATCCATAGTTTCTTCATCATAGAATTTGTTCATCCACTCAATAATACTACGTGTAATTGCACCATTGGACACTCCGCGCATCGCAATATTAATTGGGCGTCTATCTAAACGCAATGCTAACTGATTGCCAAAACTATGCTGTCTATTATATGCCGAGTCCGGTGTCCCGTCAATTTCTGATCCGGCAGGATCACTCCCGCCAGCAATCAGTAAAATCTTTTCCTTCATATTTTACCCTTTAAAATGCCTTAAGGATAACCATGTCACTATTGAAGCGTCCATTTGGTACAGCCTCAACAGCCTTAATATCCTTAAAATACTTACGTGCAGCCGGCTTACTGCCTGTAAGAGCCTTTAGTTGTTCTGCAGGCTTACGTAGTGTTTTCATACCACTTTGCTTTTTGTCAAAGCCAATCAATGTATTGCCCTTAACAACTAAACACTTGCTATACTCGTCTGCAACATAGTGATGCATCTTACGCTTTTTAGTATCGTAAACCCATGCCTCAGTAGAGTTGTGCAACTTGCTAGGATGTAGACTGACAATATCAATCTTTTGTGCATCATCCTTAAATGCCTTGCAGTACTTAAGTTTGCTAACAATCTTTTCTACTGAAACAGGCTTACGTGCCCTTGGCTTCTTAGCAACTTGCTTAAGTGATGCATAACCATTTAGGTCAGCAATGATGCTATCAATAAATTTTATAACATTCTTGACCTGTGTCTTACTCATGAAACTATATGCTTCATTTAGTTGGTCACATGTACCTGCTTGCAATTCAACATATTCGCTACGAATCTTTTCCCAATTCTTAACCACATTAGCAATATGTTGCGGTAGAACATTACGTTCCTGAAACTCAGTCATGACCTTTGACTTAGTTTCAAATTCTTTGGGATACCCATTAGTATGATATTCATCAAAGAATGCATCAAGTTCTGCCGCGGCTTCGCTTGCACGTTCACGCATTACTTCTTGAATGTTTCGGCGTGCTGGTGCAGCCTCATCCTTAGTAGCGGCTCGTTTTGCCGCCTTCTCTTCTGATTTGACAACAGCAATAAGTTTGTCAATTTGAACTGTCAGTCTTGCTTTCTGACCCTCGTCCAAATTCAATCCACGCAAACTCATACGTGCAAGCCAACCCAATGAAGTGGTTACTTCATTTTCAGGTGCCTTCTTCACTAGTTTGACAACATCATCCTTGTAATTCTTTTCTACATAGGCAACGATAAACTCTTTAGCATCCTTGCGGTCGCAAAACCTAGAATACCAGTTGAATGCTGACCCTAGTGAATCCTTGTATTGGTCATTTAGAAAATTAGGTTCGGGTCCATAATACTTAAGATCAACATCACGTGGATGCAAATCCTTAACCAAACTTACTGTGGATGAGGCTACTGCTTTAGCCTTAGTCTTTTGCTGTGCAATTCGGGTCATGCGAGCCATTAAAATCTCCGTAATTTGACTGTACTTATACAGTATACACTAGGGACGAAATATTGTCAAGCCTTTTCCGATAAATACTTATATGCCAAGATTATCACTATATCGCCCAAATAAGCAAAATGACTACCGATTTATGGATAGAACCATATCGGAGCAACTCACTGTAGGTGGAACTGACTTATATATCCATAAGTATTTGGGCCCAAATAGTAATTTTCCATCAGTTGATGCTACACAGCCTCAATATGATATTTTAGCACCCACTAATATTCAGGATTTATTGTTCCTAGAAAATAGAGATAGAATTTATGATAAGAATATCTATCGATTACGTGGGCATTATAATGTGCAAAATCTAGATTTTGATTTAAGTCAATTTGGATTATTCTTAAACAATGATATTATTTTCATTACTGTGCATTATAATGATATGATTGATATTATTGGTAGAAAATTAATGGTAGGTGACGTAATTGAATTACCTCACTTATTAGATTATAACCCATTAGATGAAAAGATTCCGGTTGCATTAAAACGTTTCATGCAAATCACTGATGCAAATTATGCCAGTGAAGGTTTTAGTCAAACATGGTTTCCACATCTATGGCGTATCAAGTGCGAACCTCTTGTCAATAGTCAAGAGTTTGATGATATCCTTAAAGAGCCAATTAACCAAGACAACTATCTTGGTAACTGGGACAAAGATAAGACATATCCACCTGGATACACTATTAACTTTGGCGACAAGATTTACAAGTCATTGATTGAAGTACCTGCAGGTGTTTATCCACCTAATCCTACTTACTGGGAACTTGTTCCTGATGCGGGATTAGCAGATATTCTTTCTACGTATAAGAAAAATATTGCTATCAACAACGCTCAACTTGAAGAGGCACAACGTCTTGTGCCTAAATCAGGTTATGATACAAGTAAATTGTATATCGTTCCTACATATGGTGCTTATGAAAGCAACGGTGTGCCTTCAGGCAAAACAAATCAGCCTGCCCCACCTGTAGACGTTATTACTTCAAGCAATACCGGAACTGCTGTGCCTGTAACAGGTAGTGTAGTTTACATGCGAGATCCCAAATACAAGAATCCTAGTGTTGGCATTAAAGTTAGCAAGGAAGCATTAAAGAGTATTTGGGATATGACCGCTGACATGGATCATATCGAAGATAAACTCGATAAGTTCGTTCAAGCAAGTCTCAGCGTTATGGAAGAAGCCCCTGAAAGAACAGAGGGCGGAAGTGGTGCATTAGAAGGCACAAAAGTACTAGCAGTACAAAGTTTGGGTGTTATCACAGGTCCATATGGTACTGCGGATAACACATATGCAACCGCAGATCAGGATCCTACACAGCCCGGATTCACAGGAACAATTACTCCTGACATGGATTATCGTGCAGACTGTGATCCTGGATATCAGTATATTACACGTTCAAGTCCAAGAACATTTGGCTATTCAACTGGTTATATGACCGGTGATGGACAAGCACCAAACGGTTATCCAACTGGTGCTGGCATTGCATTCCCACAGAATCCTCAAGTGGGAGATTATTTCTTACGTATCGATTACTCTCCACAACTACTATATCGTTGGGACGGTGTTATGTGGGTTCGTATCAGTGAAAATGTCAGAACTGAGACAGGATTCGGTGCTAGCGACACTTCACTACTCTCTGGCTTTATTAATGACCAAGAACAAATCTATCTAAATAACAGTGAGGAACTAGTTCCGCAGGCTCAACCATTGTCAAGTGTATTACAGCCTACACCGGATGTGTTACCTCCCCAACCATAAAGAGTTACAATGGCACAATACTTTTACGATAACCAGATCAGAAGATTCTTGATCCAGTTTGCTAAGATTTTTAGCAATTGGTATGTTACCAAAGGCAAGGATCCAAATGGTAATCCTATTCTAGTTCGTGTGCCTATCATGTATGGTGATAGCAGTAGACAGGCTGCAACTATCATTGCGAATAACAGTGCTAGTAATTTACCTACTGCACCAATGATCACATATTATATCAGCGGTCTCGAATACGATCAGAAACGAACACAAGAACCCACATTCGTTGATAAAATTAATGTGCGTCAACGTGCATATAGTGCTGAATCACAATCATATGAAACTACGCAGGGTCAAGCATTTACGATTGAACGATTAATGCCTGTACCTTATACCTTGCGCATCACTGTAGATTTTTGGACTACTAACTATCAACAAAAATTAGAATTAATTGAACAATTGGGTACATTGTTTAATCCAGCAATGGAAATTCAAAGTACTGATAACTTTGTTGATTGGACTTCACTAACCGCAGTGTTTCAAGATGGCTTAACATTTACTAGTCGCAGTATCCCGCAAGGTACTGGTAATCCAATTGATGTTATGAGTTGGAAATTCTATATGCCCATTTGGATTACTACATCAAGCAAACTTAAAAAGATGGGTGTTATTCAAAAGATTATTGCAAGTATCTTTAAAGGTAAAGCCTATCAGGATGTACAAGATGATGATCTATTGTTAGGTACTCGTCAAAAGATTACCCCATATGGATATAAATTGTTATTGATTGGTAATAGACTACAGTTACTACCCGATAATACAGCATTCTATCCACCAAACACTGATTTGAACAACCCAGCAAGTCCTGACACTAGTTTGTATTGGACAAGTTTATTAAACGTATACGGTGCCGTTAAACCCGGTATCAGTCAAATTTGGTTACAGAATCCATATATGGAAGATGACATTGTAGGTACAATTGTCCCCGATCCTTTAGATGATAGATTCTTAATCTATGACATTGACCCAGATACACTACCTCAGAATACATTAGATCCAGTTGATAGTGTTATTAATCCATTAATGGTTGGTCCTAATTCAGGATTGCCAGGGCCAATCACCGGTACTAGATATCTTATTGTAGAGAACATTGGTTCTGATAATTCTAGCACAGTAGCCTGGGGTGATTTAGTTGCAAACGCAAATGATATCATTGAGTATAATGGTAGTGAATGGGTTGTAAGTTTTGATTCAATGGCTGCAACTACAGTTGAATTTGTAACTAACTTAACAACAAATATACAATATAGATATACCAACGATATGTGGATGAAGTCATATGAGGGTTGGTATGAACAAGGCGATTATAGTATTGTAATTTGACATGTCAAAACAAGCAGCCGGCGTATTCTTTTATAGTTCATCGACTAATCGATTTCTATATCTATTGAGATCAGATAAACAAAACCCAACTTGGAGTATTCCCGGTGGCGGCATTGAAAAAGATGAAACATTGCTTGAAGGAATTGAACGTGAATGTGAAGAAGAAATGGGTTTTAAAAATCCTGACATAAAGTTAATTCCCATTCAGAAATTCATGAACGGCGGATTTACATATCATACGTTCTTTTGTCAAGTAGATAATGAATTCATCCCTACACTAAATGATGAGCATGTAGGTTACGCTTGGGTAGAACACGGGTTATACCCAAAGCCACTACATCCTGGATTATTTTCTACTGTGAATATTGATATTGTAATTGAGAAATTACAATCATTGATAAAATAATAGGGGCATAAGCCCCTATTATCTTTTATATACCTAACATTTTACTTAATGCAGGCCACCCTAAGGCTCCTGCTAAGACACCCGCTCCCATAAGCATCCAGCGCCACTTTTCTAGCGCATTAACTTTTTTGTTAACTTCGTCATGCTGTTTTTTATTCTCAGTTTGAAAATCTCTAATCATTTGCTGAGTATCATCAATATGATTATCGATATGGTCACGGAGATCCTTCAGTCCAGTTTTTAAATCATCGAATTTTTCATCTAGATTTTTATACTGGACTTGAAGGACAGCAATCTCTGTCTCATTTTGCTTCTGAACAGAGAGTGCCATTTATTATGCTCCGTTAATTGTAACAATTGGGTAAGGCTGACCACCGTAAGTGTTAGCCGCATACGCAGTGTTAAATGTTGAGAATGCAGGGCTTGAATTGTTAATATTGTCAGTCTCGGTAGCAGTAATACCTGAAGTTGATGTGAACAACTCTGCGGTATGGTCGCTCAAACTCTGAACGTTAACAGTTGAAGAGTTTGCATATGTACCGACAATGTTCATTGTACCTGGATATAGATCAGCATTTGCTAAGTTAGCAGTATAGCATGCACCAGTTAAACCTGATGTTGTACCTGTAACTAGATACTTCTGCTTACCCTTCTGACGAACAATGAAACCTGCTTCGTTGTCAGCAAATACGAAACTTGATGCAGTTGCATTGGCTGCTGAGTTAGCATCAAATGTAGCAAATGTAGCGTTTGCGTTTGCAATGTCAGTGATATATCCTAAGAAAACACCATCGGCAGTTGAAACTGCACTACCATCACTTAGTGTGTTTACAAGGTCTGTGCCTACACCAGTGATGTTTGCTGAACCAGTATCTACAGTGATTGTACCTACACCATTTTGACTAATAGCAACACGGCAAAGAACCTGTGTACCATAGATTGATGTGTTACCACCAACTACTGAGTAAGTGTTTGCGTTTGTTGCTGGATAACCATCACCACCGTTTGGATTGTTAAAATATGCATCAACTGGAGCAACTGTTGCTAATACAGTTACAGGACCTGCTGTTGATAAGTTAACTGGTGAATTTGTTGGGTTAGCATTTAATGGAGTTGCTGACACAGTGAATGTACTGTTTGCACCTGCGTTAATAACTTGAAGAATCCAATATGTAGTACCAGCAGTCAATCCACCTGTTGTTGTGTGAATGATGAATGGCATACCGGCAATAATGCCTAGATTAGTAAAGTTTGCGTTTGTTGTTACAACTTCTGTTGTGCCGTTAGTAGCAGTAATGGTAATAACTGCTTGGGCTTTAGCGATTTTTAATGGACGTCCCATTTGTTTCTCCTTTGAAATTAGCGGGTTCTAGCCGCTACGCAGTGGGGACTGCATAAACTCTCCCCATGAGAGTGTACAATGTATTTATGTTTTTTGCGTAAAATTAAGAACCTGAGGTTCCTGTATCTGCATGTGGTGCGCCTAATTCTGTAACTGAAAATGGAGCCGCTGTGCCATTTGCATTAATATAAGCAAAATAATTACCTTGACCTACAATGTAACTGTTGTCTACAGTGTTAGCGGGGACGATTTCACATGCGGTTGTGTTGGCAGTAACCGCACTATTACCCACATTAATAGCAATTGCAGAACTAGTAGTTGCAATTCTAACTTTGTCAGTAGCAATTGGACCAATACGTGCTGATGAACCACTCGCTGTTTGAATATATGATGCCATTTTATAATCCTCTTAAATTCTACCTACGGCGACTTCAATTACACCTTCACCACCGTTATGATCTTGCAATGCTTTTCCGATAACAGTACCGATTGAAGGTGATGAATCTGGTCTAGCAAATCCATTACCACCTGAAACTAACATGTCACCCTTTTTAATAATGCCTCGTACTTTGCAAGGAGTTCTTCCTTGCAATGCAATTGCGGCAAGAATGCCGGGGCATGTTGCGTTCATAATATATGCAGGATTAGTTGTAATAACACCTGCTACTCTACGTGTACTATCACTTGCTAACGTGACTTCTTTGTCCCCGCCAAACTCAACTACTGTGCCGGGTTCATAAACTTGATCTGCTTCATAATATTCTGCCAAGTCAGCATATGTTGCTTGCAGTCTTGATCCAGCAGTCAATGTCCAGTTACCAGTGATTGTACCGGCTGTTGTATTTGCACCTGAACTTAATGTAGTCAATGCCCCTAGTGTAGTAATGTTGTTTTGTGTTGCCCCCATCACAGTAGTTGCCTGTGACACAGTACCAGTAACATTTGCACCTGCGATGTTTGTAAGTCCTGCACCGTTACCTGCAAAGATACCAGTATTTGCAGTAATGTTTGCGGCAGTAATGTTTCCACTTACACCCAAACTTGTTAATGTACCTACTGATGTAATATTTGGTTGAGCCGCTGTATATACTGTACCTGCAACTAATGCATTACCTACTTGTCCACTTACATTGGCGCCTGCAACTGCATTTGCTGTTGCGGCAAATGATACTTGTCCAGTAACATTTGCACCTGCAATGTTAGTTAGATTTGCACCGCTACCTGCATATAATGTAGCAGTTAGTGTACCTGTAGTTTTATTGTATACTAAACCTGAACTACCTGCCAATGCGCCTGCATCATTGAATTGTACTTGTGTATTGACACCGCCCGGTGTACTATTACCAACACTTACACTATTAATATTTGTGCCACCGCCGGTGATAGCCGCATAACCTGGAACTGCGGATGTGAATGTCATTGTCAATGCATTGGCATTAACATAACTAATGGTTGGGTAATCGTAACGACCTGTGTATGAATTACCGTTAGCATCAATCGCCTCTACAGTTACATATTGTCTATTAAGATTGTGAACAACTGTCCATGTATTACTTGCAGAAACTTGAGTATGTAAATAATAGCCACCGTTTGGATCAGTCCAACTTAGATTGCCTGCTCCATCAGTCTTTAGAATTTGATTTGCAGAACCACCGAAAATTCTTACATTGCCTACAGCATTAAGATTACTTACACCGGAAACATTAAGTGTAGCAACACCTAATGTACCTGAGTTAGCATATAGATTCCCGGCTGTAACATTGCCTGTGACTGCTAAACTTGTTAATGTACCTACTGATGTAATGTTTGGTTGTGCGGCTGTTGTTAATGTACCTGTTAGTAATGAAGCACCAACTGTACCTGAGTTAGCATAGACATTGCCAGCAGTTACGTTACCAGTGAATACACCATTTGTAGCGCCGATGTTACCAACGTTAGCATTACCAGTTACACTTAGTGCGCCTGCTGTTGTTAAGTTGCCGCCTGAGACGTTTCCTGTTGCGGTTACTACACCACCTGTAGTTAAGTTTCCACCAGTGACATTACCTGTTGCTATTATTAGACCAGCAGTTCCCAAATTACCAACGTTAGCATTACCTGTAGCATTCAATGTGCCTGCTACGTTAATACCGGTACTTGTAATTACTAATTCAGTTGTTCCTCCTGCGGCAGTAATGCTAACATTACCGTTTGCAGTGATCGCAATATTACTATTACCATTTTGTAATAGTCCACTGTTGATAGTACCAATATTACCTGTTGTAGCAATGATAGTTGCTGTACCAACATTACCAATGTTTGCATTGCTGGTTACATTCAATAATGTTGTTGACAAGTTTCCTGTCAATGCATTGAATGATAATGCATTGTTTGCAAATTCAGGAACATTACCTGTTAATGCATTGGTCATTAATGGATAGAATGTACCTGTTGTGGCAGTAGTAATGTTTATAAAATCTGTTACGTTTGAATAAGCAACGTTTAAATTAGCAACACGTGTAGTTGAAGTGACTGCTAATGGAGCAGTACCGGTTGCAACATTAGAAATATATCTTGCTGATGTAACTACTCCAGTTACATTAATATTACCTGTTACGTTAGCATTTCCATTCAAACTGAATAGTGAATTACCCAAATCAAATGTGAGGTTTGAGTCGCCATCTAAGATGCCACTATTGTTGAATTGAATCATGTTTTGCGAACCGCCTGCAGCCGCATTACCTGATCCTCCCACAGAAGCAACGACTCGTCCTCCTGTTGCATATACGTTTGCAGTTAATGATTCAGTCTGTAATGATTGAACGTTACCTGCTGTACCATTGGCTAATAGTTCGGGTGAAACCGTTATTTCAGTACTACTTGGTTTAGTTTTAATATAATAGGGTGTATTATTTTCAAGACCGCTATTTTCTAAATCACCCAAGAACATAACTTCTTGGTTTAATGAGAACAATGAACTATTACCTACAGTAATAACATTAGTGGCTACTGTAGTTCCTGTAACACTAGTATATGAATAAGTGCTATATCCAGTAGAATTGATTGGACCTGATAAGTCTGCATTAGCATACAATGCAAATGTGTTTGAGGTTAATACATCTACATAATAAGTATTACCATTCAACTGAGTCATTCCCTGAGCATCAGTAATAGTAATAGCCATTCTATCAGTAAAGAAGTTATCCTGTGTTGTTGTTACGACCGCAGGAGTAGCCTTAGTTACATTTTGAATAAATGCAATGATAGTTGATTTAGGTGTCCATGCTAGATTGCCTAAACCATCAGTCTCTAGTACGTACCCAATGGCACCGCCATCAATCTTTAAGTTTTCCACCGGCCCCAATTGAATTTTGGTATTGCCTAATGGTTCGATGTTACCAGTATAGTTGATCCATGTATTAGTAGAATCAACATAAGTCAATATCTGACCTGTCTGAGCATTAGAAATGTTTAGGTTACCACCACCGCTACCATCGATTTGACTAAAACTAATTTCAGAATACCCAGTTAAAACTTCAATATTCTCATTAGGTGTAGTTTTACCAATGAACAGACGTTTGGTATCGGATGCCCAGCCAAATTCGGCTTCATCAAGTTGTGGAAGGTCTACAAGATTACCAGACCTTTGTTGAATTTTTGATATTTGTACGATTGCCATAAGTGTAATCTTTACCCATTGATTACACTTATTTATGCTTTTAGGTTTCTAAATCTTAAACGAACTTGCTGTAATATTGGTCTAATCTATCGTACCATTTGGATACATATCCGTCGAATTCTGTACCCTCAATAATGAACTCTTGATATTCGTTTGCGGCCGAACACATAAAGATTACGCCCTTGCGAATATTAGTTCCCCAAACTTCATTATGTGCAGTAGCATATGCGGCTGTTTGAATGAAATAGTCATCGATCCATTCACGCTTCTTGGGCTTGTTTGTTTGCTTGTGATCCATGATTGCTTCTTGACCACCGTGAACGCCAACTAAGTCTGTGGTCCCAGCATAAACTTCAGGAAAATATAAAGATACTTCCGTGCCCCAGAATTCGGTGCAGTTGGATAATCCTTTAGATATGATTGAATGCGCCATCTGATGTGATTGCATACTATACGGATTGCTTCCGGGCTCACCTGTTTCTCCTGTCTTTATATAGTTCTCAAGCCATTTGTGCATTCGTGTTCCACGACCTGCGGCTTCAGTTGTGATTTGTTGTGCTTGCTTGTGGCCCACACGATTGCGCCATTCTTGAAGTGCTTTCTTGCTTTCTTCAGTTTTAGTGGCATCAAGAATTGTAGTTACACTAGGTACAGCATAGCCGTCGGGGGTAATATACTTTCGTGAACCATTAACTGTTTCACGTTTTAGTTCTACATAGTTGAATTTATTAGTCAAGGCCATAATGTCTAGGTTTTCCTGTTTCATATAAGTACCATTGATTTCTTATCATCAATGGTTTTGGTTGTGGATTGTAAGTTTTTAATGAGACAAAATCATTGTCAATGGGTTTGATTTCACCATGACGCCTGATCAGTTGATTATAGATATAATCTGCTAACACAACTTGTGCCTCAGGCCCATCATGCCCGTTGTCTAATGCTTTGGGATAGTCTCTAGTAACAAATACAAAATTTTTTAATGTGTTTGGGTTGGTTCGTATTGAGTGGTGTAGTCCCGGATGATTCTTTCTGATATATTTACCAACAAAATCATCTGTAGACGTATCGGGAATATAATCAGATGTAACATATGGAGTATTCGTAGATTCAAATAAATTGATTATAGATTGCCACTGTATTAATTTTTTGACTTCCATAAAACAAATACCCATGTCATCCATATTTCTATAAATTTCTTTAGATAATGTTAGTTTGTCATGTACGCATATATTCGAATAATCTTGATATATACCATATTCATTTTCTATGAGATATTCTTCTCGTCTAGTATTTTGCGACATTGCTACCACAAATAATGGTTTTGATCCAGTGGGCAGATTTTTGTAAAAATATTCGTATGTTCTACGATATATTCCATCATTACTAGAACCAGGTGCGGCAATATTAACTACAGGGACACCTAACTTATTCGCTAGTAATCGGGGCCAACCTTCAGTGGGAGGATCATACAATCCTTGACAGTATGTAAAACTACATCCGTTAGTTACTAGGTGTGATATTTCTAATGCCATTTATACTCTGAAACTTTCACCGCAACCACAGTGATCTTTGGCATTAGGATTGCCGAATTCAAACCCCTCGTTCAATCCATTCTTTTTATAATCGATTGTCATACCATCTAGGTATACATGTGATTTAGGATCAACGAAAACAGTAAAGCCTTCTTGTTCATACTTGATATCTTCTTCATTTGGTGAATCGACAAATTCAAGTACATAAGCCAAACCGGAACAGCCCGTAGTCTTGACACCGATGCGTATGCCAAGTCCTTTACCGCGCTTAGATAAGTGCTTTATAATTTTTTCGTGTGCTGGTTCTGTTACTGTGAGCATGCAAATATTTAGTTTATCTTACCTTACAGTATAGATAAGTTTATTGCGAATGTCAACAATTATGGATTATTTTTTAAGTGCGTTTTTGGCCATCTGTGCGACAACCTTTTGATTTTGGTCTTGCGGTGCTTCACCGGGTGCGTTTTGACCTTTGAACACAATCTTATCACCTTGAATGTTTCTAATAACATCTTTGAGAGGTGGTTTTTTAATCATGTTATATAGATCATCACGATCTAAGATAACATCATAACGTCTAAAATAATCCTGTAGTTCTTCAACGGAGAAATCTAAAGGAACTTCTCCGTTGTCCAGATCATTTTTCAGTTGATTTGTTAGTGCGACAATTTTAGTAACATAGGCACTGTCATTGTCAAACTCATAGAGGCGCATTAATTACCTCTTTGGTCTACCTACGCCGCCGGCTGGTGCAATTTCATCTTCTTCTGGCTCTTCGGGAGCAGGAAGTTCGGCTGAAATGTCTGTATCCATTTCAACTTCTTCTTCGCCGGGAACTGGGGCAGCCATACCACCACCTAATTCAGCACCCATATCAGCACCGAACGCGGCACCACCTTGCCCTGTTAATCCGCCGAGAGCAGATTGTAGTGCGGCTTTTGATTGTTGTAATGTTGAGTTAAGGTTAGTAAGAGTCTCGGATGCCTGTGTGTTGAACTGTTCACTTTCATTAACACCGATTTCAGACTGGATAGAATCCACCAGGGCAGGTAGTTCTTTTACTAGCATGTCGTTAACATCTTCATACATCTTTTGAATGCTGTCAACCATGTCTTGAGCCGCAAGAATAACTTGTGATTTCTCAACTTCTTCATTCTCTAGCACGATACGTGTTGGAACCTTAGATAATTCCTGATAACGTGCTGTAAGTGCTTCAGCCATGAATACTAGTTTTAGATAAGCAGGACTGTTCTGATTCTTATGGAATTCAGCAGAACTTCTTGATTCCTTAATGAGACCATGTACTTTACTGAGCATGGCTCTTGTCTTTAATTTATCCAAAGCAGATACATCGAAACTCATTTCGAAGTTTTCAGCGAGTGCTTTAGAAGCATAGTTTTTGTTGTCTAAATCATTAAGTCTCATAGGGTTATTCTTCCGTTTTGATTATGTATTTATCTCATATGGCTAAAACCGGGCTGTTTTGTTTTGTTGAATTTCTGAGCCTGGATAGTCTTAGATGTATTTATATAGGTATTGATTTCCCTTAACATCATCTTTTTCTTGATAGTATCTTCTTGTAATTTAGTAATGTAAATCCATTTATTATTACTATCTTTGGTGTTCTTAACCATCTTTTTATGTATGGCCATATCTACTTCCATACTGCATAGTCTTAAATCTAAATCTTTAATACGATTAGCCTCTGAATATTTCTTAGCATTATCAAATGTACACCATGCTACTGCATTCTTAACACTAGCAAAATCATGCGTATCATGTGATGTTTTTAAAGTTACTTTGAAATAACCTGAGGGCGTAGGTGAGATATGATATTTCCCAAATAGTTCATAGTTATTATCACCGTCATAGACGATCATAATGTCTTTTAGTGCAGGTGTTAGTTCTTTATTAAAGAAGTTATCAAGTTTATTAATATCCATTATACTACCTCAAAATAAACATTACGTAACTCAGGTGAAGAGTTTAAAAACTTAGGAATACTTTCATTTTGTCCATCTAACAATATCATGGGTACTCCCTCACAATCTTTATATAATGATCCAAATGATTCTATACCATCTTCAAATACACTAGTATGTTGTACTTCAAATTCAAAACGCCAGCATGATTCTGGTAGATCAGAATTAAATGTGTATAAGAATCCAAACTTAGAAATATACTCTTCAGTTAAATCTACTTTATGCGGTACTTTAATAATCTCAGGTTGTGAACGTAATGATATGACTTGCAATAATGTATCAAAATTACATTGAGTATTTCTGCGAAGCAACCAGTTGGCTACATCATCACCCTGAGGCTTTGATCTATTAAGAACCCCAGTTTGAGTAATATCGAAAAGAGTGTAACAACGAATGCGATGCATGATGTTACTATTTAACGCCAATAAAAA